GACGGGTTTGAGGAAGTAGAATTTGCCTCTTGGTCCAGGTTCAGTGGGCCATAGACGTTGTTTCTCTCCATGGGAACGAGGGGTGTGTGTCTGAACTAGAGCAGACAGTTCCAGGAAAGTTGGAAATTCTTTGGTTTCGATAGCTTGAGGAGCCAGTGCGGCAGGCATTCCTTGCGTGATTTTGGCTAAGTCATGTCTTGCGAGCTTTGGTTCGATTTGCTTCTCGTGGACAATCTTGTTCCAGATGTATTCACAAAGAGCGTGGAAGCGGGGATGAATACCAGCGTTTGCGTAGGCTAAGCCTAGCGTTGCGCCAGCGGTTTCAGACCAGCTGCGTGCTCGACGTGGGAAGAACAGGTGTCGTAATAGATCTTCTTTGGTTCGGTAGGGCAAGCCGTGTTTGTTATAGTAACTTAACATGGATGCTTTTTCGATCGTTTGAAGAGCTTGGGATTTCTTGATACTCAAGTCATGTCCGAAGTAATACTTAGCACAGTCTGCGAATTTTGGCAGGAAAGTGGGTCCGTAGATCTTCAGCAACCATAGTAAAAAGCGGACGATCGCATCGTCGCCTTGGAACTTGGCGTAAAAACTTGGTTCAAAGATTTTGATGCCCATAGCAGAAGCGGAAGTCGTAGTGACAATCGCATTTCCGAATGAATCTGTGAGCTGGGTGCCTTGGTAGCCAGAACCATAGCCAGAGTATCGCCATTGGGCGAGACGTCCGTCAGGTAGCTGATGGGGTGTGTACTTTGTACATTCCCATGTCCAGTGCCAGAGTCTTTCGATCTGTGAGGGATCAGGTTGTGCATCGGGGTAGGTGGAAGTAGGTTCATAGAAGTTGAAGTCGTAGTACGATCGCCAGATTTTGTGAATCTCGGATTGTAGTTCAAACGAGAACCGTTTGTCCCAGCCAGACCAGTCAATGCACAGAATTCCGTGCTCGTGATCTATGTGAGATAACTCAAGTTCGACCTTTTTCCATCCTCCTCGGATGATTTCGCGTCCCCACATCATAAAACCAGTACCTGTGTTCAGGTAGGTTGATTGAAGTGGCCAGAGGAACATGTTTTCTGCTTGAAGTAAGAGCTTGGGGGCTCCGAAAACGACACGTATCTTGTCATCGTCTCCTTCTTCAACGACAGTAGTCTTGATGTGGACTGTGTTCCAGAAGTATGGCTTTGGGGTTCCGTCTTCGTTCCAGAATCTTGGGTTCAAGTGTTTGATTTCATGAATCAAACGTCTGTTACGAGTAAATATTTCATTATAGAGGTTGTGAAAAGTTGGAGCGGGATTGTCGATCATGCCAAGCGAGTGCTTGATTTTGAGGTACTTGTCAACAGAGATAGAATCTCGAAGAGTGAAAGCGAATGTGCCTTCGACTTTTTCTTGAAGCTTGGGATCCATTTCGGTCTCAGCGTCAACGTTGCGGTAGTCAGGTTTGAATCGATATCCTTCGATGTTCCAGGGAGCTTCTGCATTTGGGGGCAGGTTCCAAGGGTAATATCTTAGGTCAGGGAAAGCGACGGGGTGAAGCTTACGATTTGGTCGTCCATGTTCAGTGGTCCACTTGATTCCGTTGTCAAAGTGTTCATCTCTAATGATGAAATGTTGCGGATGTTCAAATTTGTCGAAACTAGCTTGTATAAGCTCAGGGGTCTCAGTTGGTCGTCGTGCTGTAAGGACAAGTTCAATTGTCTCTTGATCGAAGAACTTGGATGCGCGGTTAGCGAGCCAATCTTTGTTAAAAGCTTCGAGCTCAGGTTTCTCAAGGGGATGAGATTTCCTTTGCTTCCAGTACTTGTGCCAGATGGGAGGCTTCGAAAAATATTTGATGTTGCGAAACATTATTGGGTGGGCAGTTGCGTTGC